TCACTCTTATTATTCTACCTATTAATTGGGTTAATAAGGGTTCATTATTAACAGGAGTCCCTAAAACTAAACAACTAAGGGCATCTAAAGAGATTCCCTCAGAAAATATTGATTGTGTCCCGTATAATATATCTTTATCTCTATTTATACGGTCCATCATTGGGGGCCTCTCTTCATGAGGGGTTTCCCCTGTAATTACTATCGCATTTTCTCCACTCAATTTAGCACAATTCTTTAGAAATTCTACTCGATCTGCTACTACTAATACTTTATGTCCTTTAGCAGCGTACGCACTTGCAATCATGGCTATCGTATGTTGATATTCATCATTGTATGCCAACTCGTTTATTTTTTTAGCCCATGGAATACTACCGCCATCGAGAAATCTTATCTCTGAATGTATCTTATCTACCTTAGGCGTCATATAGTTTTCTTTCGGGGGAAAGTAAACTGTGGGGCTAAAATAATCTCTAAATACTACATGCTTTCCATCTTTTCTTTCTATTGTTCCTGATAAACCAATCTTATATCGTGCTCGACATTTATCTATAATCTTTGAAAATGTAGGAGAGGATACATGATGCATCTCATCTAAAATGATTGTTCCAAACTCTCCTGCTATATCGGGTACTCTTCTCGTTAGAGTTTGAACATTACCAATAACGATTGGCCCATCTAAATTGAACTTTCCACTACCTACTATTGAAGGCTTAATCCCGAAGACTTTCTCTACTTCTTTTTCCCACTGACTTCTTAAAGCTATTGTATGAACAACTACCAATGTTTTCTGTTTAAGTTTAGCTGCGATTGCTAACGCAGTAAATGTCTTTCCCCAACTTACCCAAGCGTTTATTATACAGCTGTCCTCTACCTGTCTATAAACTTCTTCCTGACTGGGCCGTAATTCATGCTGAAACTCTGGGAACTCTGCCGGAATAAAAAGTCGTTTATCTACTACTTCATAGTCATCGTCAATGAGGTCTTCTCTACCGGAAGGAATTGTTACTAAGTCTTTCTTAATACGTGCCATATTTTTAATAATTAATGGCGGGTCCAACGGATTATAAGTAGGTATACTATAGGTTAGTTCCTGATCTATCAGGTCACGCTGAGCCTCGGTTACAGTAAGATAGATTCTATTAGATAGTACTGCTTTCATACTTTTCTTTTTGTATCTTTTTTCTTAGCTTCTGCAAACTCATAAATCAGCCAAGGAGTACGATTATATAATACTCCTGCCCATTTCATTTGTGGATCTGGTGGACGGGGTATAGTAAAAGGAGAGTTTATATCCTTCAGCCATACTATCGTTGCGATTTCTTTATGTACTATGCTCATAATTTCATGATATATTAAAGGCACAAATTTAGTTTTTTCATAATTAAATATATGACCATTACTATCAATAAACTTTCTAGAAGACGTTCTCATAAGAGAAGGTATATCATGTATAGTTTTAGTAAGCTGATACATATCAGGGTATGAAGAATGTAATCTTCTTAACCCTAGCGTGTCTCCTTTTGCATTTTTATCATCTAAGCACAATCCATCTGCAAATACTATACCATCTCTTTCTTCTATCTCATCTGCACTTAAAATAAATACTGGAAACTCGGCATCAACTAGCCTCATAAAGTTTCTCGAATTTTCCAAAACTGTAGTCTTGTCCAATTTCAAACTCGCATCCAATAGGGGCATCTTTAATAGAACAACCCCTATCCTTTTGCACAAAGTGCTGTAACTTTTCTTGGTAATGATCTACTTCAAAGTATGGTACTTCTGCTAGAATTGAGTCGTGTACTAAAGCAAATATACGACTTTTCATTCCATGCTCTTTTATATAATCATTCATGTCTATAGCACCTAATAAATTAATATCACTAGCTAATGACTGAACTAAGAAATTAATACCAGAACGAACTTCATGGCTTGCTATTCCTTTATCTTCTGATCTAACATTTTGTAGTCTGCGTTTACGTCCTAATAAAGAATAAGTATAAGTGTCTCTTTCAATATCTACTTTACACTGATCTAACCATAGCTTTAATTTCTTAAACTGTTTAAAATAGTCATCAATAACTTCTTTCGCCTCATTCATACTAAAGTAACTGCCAGAGTCTTTTGTTACTTGCTGTGATATTTTATGTGGACCAGCCCCATACATTATACCAAAGGTAACAGCTTTTGCTGCTTGTCTCCTCACTGCAAATTTTTCTGCAACGTCTTCTACTTCACAAGGTAATCTAAATACTATTTTAGCAATACTACTATGAAAATTACCTCCTAAACGAAACACATCCTGCAAGGCTCTATCTTTAGCTAAAACTGCTGCAACATATACTTCTGCTGTAGTTAAATCCATAGCTACTATTTGATGATCTTCCCTAGCTTTAATACATCCCTTAACAATAGGATTATCCCTAGGGATTTGCTGCATATTTAGTTTCCCGGAAGAAGAAAGTCTACCAGAGGTGGTACTATGGAGGTTAAAATTAGTACGAAGGCGAGAATCCCTATCCAGTTGCGGTATAATTTTATCCAGATAGGTGTTTTTGATTTTACTCTTCTGCCTAATGTCGAGGATGAGTTGCGGGACGTCATGTTCTTTTCCTAATTCTTGTAATACTTCAGCGTCTGTTGAATGCTGCCCTGTGCCAGTCTTTTTACCTGTAGGGCTTAATCCAATGTTATCAAATAGTAACTTTCTTAACTGTAAAGTACTATTAGGATTAAAATCTTTTCCTTGTGCTTGTTCAAATACTCTAACTTCTGGATACTGATACAGTTTACCTATTGAATTCTGTATTTCATCGTCCATTAAATTCTGGGCTACCTCTAGTCTTCTACGATCAAAAGGAACTCCCGTATCTTGTATATCTTTTAGAAACTGCATACCTGGAATAAGTATATCTCTATATACTCTTTTAAGTTTAGCGTTTTTATTTATTAAGTCTCTAAAAATTTCAAATATAAGAAACGTTACACAAGCATCCATTGCTGCATATACTTTAATAATATCAAAGGGAATTAAATCCCAAGTAAATGCTGATTTAATAATTCCATTACGTCTACAGTACTCGTCTTGAAACTCGTACAGAGGTTTTTCATAGTCTCCATACTTAGTATGTTTCATAGCCAACTGCTTTAATCCATGAGTTCCAGGGGTTTCATTTAATACATAATGCATTAGCATAGTATCGTCTACTGCTGGAAAATTAAAGTTGAAATGATACTCTAACATTGCTAAGTCGAACTTAGCGTTCTGCATTATCACTCTTTTCTCATTGAATAGAAGTTGCATTTCTCTAGATACTTCATCATCTACACAATCAGCACTAATATAAACTCCTTTATCTTGCTCGCATGACAAGCTAATACCCATGACATGTCCATCACGGGGAAACAAACCTGTAGTTTCCGTATCGACCGCAACATAGGACGGCGAGGTCCCACGTGCATATTTTATCCACTCTAAAGCTTCCTTTGTTTCTGTAATTCCATAAAAATCATCTGTGGAAATTACTACTGGTTTCAGTTTACCACTAATATAACCTCTTACTTTTTCTACTGATTCGTCCCAAGACTTTCTAGCCTCTGGTTTGAATGCTAACATCGCAGGATTAATCATAGGTAAAAACTTATCATTTAATAGTCTACCTGTGTGTTCTGTGATTGCTCTTTCCTTAGTAAAATGTTGTAAAGCTTCCGACCCAATAAGAATGACCCAGTCATACTCGTCTGTATCAATATCAATATCAACATCTCTTTTAAGTATCTTTTTCTTAGTAGTATCTGAACATAATTGATAACGATCAAATTCAAACTTATTTTCAAAGTGTCGAATAAAGTCAGTTCTACTACTAGTTTTCTCCACTAACGCTACATTAGCCATATAAGTATTTCCTTAATTCTCCGACCCTTTCTTTTGGCAAGTCACCAGGGTCTATATTATTTTGTATCGGTATAATATTAGTTGCTAGGTCAAGTTCTTCGCAGAGTATTGAAGTAGTTTTAGCTCCTTTACGCCCTGCATCATCGCCATCAAATAATATATGTACACCCTTTACTCCTAAAACTTTTAATAATGATAGTTTGTATATATCTACATTATTAGTTCCAAAACAACAAACGGCATTTTCCAGCCCTTTGTCTATCAAATTCAATGCGTCAAATATACCTTCTACTAGTACAATAGTTCCCTCTAAAATATGCGGTAGTGGAGGAAAGTAAGGCATCCTCGCTCCTCTAGGGTAGATCATGTACTTAGGTATAGTAGTTGGTTGCATTGCTCTACCAAGAAAAGCATTTATCTTTCCTGTAACATCTCTCACAGGGAACAATAACCTACCAGCATACCCTTTTTCATGATATGTAAACGCTCCATACTTTTTCAAAGTATCAGCAGATATATTTTTAAATGATCCTACAAATCTTAATGATGCGTCAGGTATTTGTAGACCCACATTCTCTACTCGTCGCTCCTCTATCTTTTCCTTAATCCTTTTCCGCTTTAATTCTTTAGGAGAAATGCCAGGTACATCGAAGTGTGAGAACACATTTCCTTTAAATCCACAACTAAAACAGTGCATTACTCCTGTTACTTTATCAACTCGCAGAGAGGGGTTACTATCATCATGTTCAGGATTTAAACATTTAATAAGGTAATCCTGTCCTGATGGAGTATATCTTACCTCTTCTTTATTTAGTAGTTCTAAAACATCCATGCTGTTATCACCCCTACTAGAAAAAACAGTACCATAGGAATAACAATAAATAATGTTACACTACGTGCTGCTTGTTCTAATGCATCATCTACTATGCTCATTTGTTAATGCCTCCCATGAAACATTTAAGTCTGTTGCCTTGCCGATTGACTCAGCTATTTTAAAAGTTACTTCACGCGTTTCAGCTTGAGCATCTTCACTATTTCTTAGATTACATACTCTTGCGAACGCCGCCAAACTGCCTGTCCAATACCATTCTGTCATCATACTTTGTGGTAAAACCATCCTCGCTTGCTCCGGGGCTATATCGCCCGCTAACATTTGTTCATATAATTCTTTACTCAATTGCATCAACTGGGGATATTTATACTCCCAGTACTCATGATTACCTACTGCAGCCTCTCTAGACCCCTGCTTCTTATTCTCAGCGCGTTCTCTCCAATATGTCGGCTCGTAGAACTCTACTTCTGTATCAACATATCGTCTAGATACCTCATTCCAAACCAGCCCAACCTGATGCTTGACCAATTGTCTTGCGACAAATATGGGAGATTTAATATAGAATTGCAACTGTACATGTCCAAAGGGTGTCCAGTGTCCATGCTTTGCCAAATATCGTATAAGTTTATCGTCCCTACCTATTTTAAATTCTTTCATCTTTTTCGCAAATGAGACTCTTGCTGCATTTACTACTGTTAGATCATTCCCCATAACGTCCAATAATTTCACACTGGATTTCATAAATCATCCGCTTCTTCAGTTGACATTTGATCCCTGATTGATGCTTTTTCTTTAGGGTCCATAGCACTGTGGGGGCCTATTTTTAATGTATCCCATTCCATCTCACTTGTGAAACTTTCCATGGGTCCATTACGCATTTTCTTACAATCGAAAGTTATACACTTATCGCTCGGAGACCAAGCTTCCAATGCAAATGCTGCGTCAGCCGCATCGAGTATGCCTTTTGCGAAGCGTGCTTCGCCGGTTGCATCGGTTTGATAAGGAGAGAAGATGAGTACTTCATAATCCTGTGCATATTGTTTCAATACTTTACTTACTTCTATTTGTTCCGTCCAATCATACTGTCCTTGTCTACTAGGAAGTGATGATCTTTTAACTTGGTTTATATAATCTACTACAACTAACTTGACATCTAACTCACTCACTTTATGTTCGATTTCAGACTTAATTTTAGCTAGAGTTAATGCAGGATCATATACTATATCCATTTGAACATCTCTCAGTTCTAGTTTAGTTACATCAGTTTGGAACTTATCGAAGTCTCTTGTCTCAAGGAATTTCTTTAAAGTTTCCTCACTATCATTAAATCGTCCTGCCTGGAAATGAGCAAGATCCTCGTAATCATTCTTAGATAACATTCTTTCCTGTAATCTTTTCAATGGAATTCCAGTAGACATCGATACCATTCTTCTAAACGTTTGTTCTTTTGTCATTTCAATCGTGAAGTATAAAGAACTTTTATCCTGAAGGTATTGATTTACTACTAAGTTTGCACAAGTGAATGACTTACCTGCGCCTCTCCTACCTCCAATGAGTACTAGATCGGTATTAGCAAATCTCATACTCTGGTCATACTCATCATTTAATCCCAG